CAGTCTGGCTACACCACGTCCACCAAGCGCACGGTCGATAACAACAGCGCACCGACCATCACGACCTCCAGCGCAGCCAACCTCGGCACGAAGTCCAGTGGCTTCACCATCTCGTACTCCGTGGATGATGAGGATGCGGTGGACACCCTGACCGTCACCGAAAAGCTGGACGGCACGACCAAGCGAACCTACACCGCGACCCGCAAGACCACCAACAGCTTCGCCGTCACCGGTGAATATTTCCAGAAAATTACGAACGGCAGTCACACCATGACCGTTACCGTGACCGATGGCAAAGCCACCGTCACCAAGAAGTTCACCTTTACGAAGGCCGTCACCGCCGCCAACATCACGCTGGCGCAGCCGATGGAGGCGGATGCCCAGATCACGCTCTGCGCCATCAGCGTCGGCGGTCTGATTCCCGCCGACGCTATGTTCAAGGTGGAGGTCACGAACAACGGCAAGGACAGTTCGCCGGTATGGGAGGACGCCACCACCGAGGCCCGGAATGGCCGGAACCATTTGTTCACGAACCAGACTGCGGCCAACGGCTTTGCATTCAATTTCCGCGTCACCGCAGAGCGCGGCGAAAGCGGCGAGAGCGGTTATATCGCTTCGATTCAGGGAGGTTTCCAGTAATGGGTTTGAACAGAG